CATCATGAACGGATCATTTTCGATGTTAATTTCCCAAGGTGCATCTCCAACATCGTATGTATATGATAATGAAGATAATACTACGGGCTGTTGCACAAATAAATCTCCAATTGTTAATCGCATCCACGGGCCTTCCATTGCTATAGAATCTGGATCATATGTTGGTGCAGTATAACCTGCAAGAGCATTTAATTTTCTATATATTGGCTGTAATTCATCTCGGTCTGTTGCGTATATTGTAAAACTTACTGATAAGTCTCGTCCGTAGCCCGTGTAAATATAATTAGGATCTGCTCGTCCTATCATTGGCACTGGTGACCAATTGGCAGTAAATGAATCATCTAAACCGGTAAGCACTGCTCGGAAAACTATGATGTCATCTTTATCTAACAAATTACCAGCAGTTAATTTTGGCCCAGTCATATAAAATTTTATAAAATCTTGAGTAATACCTAATGGATTTAAATTCATCCCAAGTATTTCTTCAATTTGATTTGAATTCCATAAATATGCATCATCTAATTTTCTTGTTCCAAAATCAATAACGTTAACTTTATCGCCGCGAAATGGTGTTCCGCGTTCTATTATATTATTTGTAGGTTTCCATTTTTTAGTTAAATAATTCCACTCTTTAGCAACATGACTTCGCATCGTAAAGTCTTTGCGAACTGCATTTGGATTATCATGATCACCCCAACCAAAACCAGATTTACCTGCGCCATCTAAGTTGAATATGCTATATGGCCCTAATGGAGATGCTGTTGCTGCAGCGTATGCTATAGATTTAAGTGAGCGTCCCGATGCACTTAATCCATCTAATCGAAGTGCGGTTGCATATCCTAATGCTTGATTAGGACTCCTAAACCATGTCTCATCATCAGAATTATCTTGTTGACTGCCATCCATTTTTATTCTAGATCTAAAGTCTGGATATAATACGCCAGGTATAGATTTTAATTTTGATAATGGTAATGTAGAATACGTTCCGGATAAACTATCATCTAAACCTTGAACCAAAGATTGGCCTACTTGTCCTATTTGCGGTATGCCTATTACAGAGCCGACAACTGATGATGCTAAACCTAATAAATTAAATGTTGATGTTTTAACACTAATATTAGTACTAATATATGAACTAGGACGCCAATTGATTACTCTAGCATCTCCAACTTCATTAATTTTTTCTGAATTTTCTAATGAACTATCATATGAATATGATGTCCCAAAACTATCCGAAGGCAGACGATAATACAATCCTCCTAAACCTGGTAATGCTGCAAATTGCGGACCAACAGCTGTTGGATTTGTATATGCAAGATCTGGTAAGATATTAAATGGTTTATTAAATTGTTTTTTTGCAATTGCTGTTGGATTTGTATATATAATATCCGGTAAGATATTAAATGGTTTATTAAATTGTGACGGATTTGATAATGTAGGATTTGGCATATTTTTAACTCCAAATTGGTGCATTAATGCCACTATTACTAGTTAAAGCATCTGTTTGTTGTTTTATTGCATTTACTATTGCTGCAGCAAATCCGGACATATCAGCTCCTTGGCCTGCAGTTGGAGATGCTAATATTGCATCATTATTACTTAATGCAAATGATCCTTCGGGACCTATTACAGCTCTTCCGCCGCCCGGGCCCATATATAAATCTCCTGCTCCTTTCATTTGAGAACTAGCAATTGAGACATCGCCGGTTGTATGTATTTCCCACGGAGTTTTTAAAGTAGTACTAGCTAAACTTTTTACAAATGCAGCTCCAATATCTACACCTTTTAAAATTCCTTGAGCTCCGGTTATGGTTCTGCCGATAGGTAAAACATCTCCGGAGCCGAAGCTACCGGCTGCAGCTTCTGGAACTTCGATGCCTTTTGCTCGCAATCTTTCGGAACGTGCTGCGGCTGCGGCTGCAGCTTTTTCTGGCGTTAATAATTTAATTCCATCTGTTACAATAGATTCGATATCGTCTGCCATTTTTTCATCAGTTGTACGAGTATCGCTAACTGACTTTAATTTATCTAAATATGATTTTTTTTCTTCATCTGTTAATTTAGAATCTAATATAGATTTTGCATCAAAATTTAAAATTCCTTTAGCTTGTAATTCATTAAGAGTGTCTTGTTTCATTATCGATTTAGCTAAAGCAGCTTCATCCATTTGTAACATTTCTGCCATTTGCTTTCTAGCAAATAAATTATTTTTAAGAGTAGTACCTTCTTGTTTTAAGATCTGATTTAATATTTCAGCTTGATCTTCACTCTTTCCTTGCAATGTTGCTTGTCGATATGCATTTGTTAAACTTTGACCTTGTAATTTCGCAGAAGCTTTTTCATCCCCAATTAATCGGCGTCCGGATAAAAGTTGATATTCTAATTCCTGACCGATGCTAGATTCAATATTCAACAAGTTATTACCAATTGAATTAAGTTGTTTCATTGTTACACCTAAGGCTTTTGCTTTAATTGTAGCAAGTGCTAATTTATTTGGCATCTTTCCATATTGTAATAATAAATCTTCAGATAATCCACCTATGTCTTCTATCACTTCTTTAGCAGAAACTTGATAACCAGTTTGTTCTGTAATTTGTTCTGTTAACTTTACATAATTAGCTAACATATCGTCAGAAGATTTACCTACAGTTGCTGAATATGAAATGATATTATTTGCAATATCACCAGATAATTTTAACTGATTTTGTATGATGCTCTGAGTTTTGAGCATTGGCGCTAATTTTTTTTGCAATTCCTTTGCTTGTTGAGTTGCTTGAATAAATGCTCCTGCATAACCGCCTACTAACGATTTTAAACTTATTGCATATGCACGTAACTTACCGCCGCCTACACCTAATTCTTTTGAAAGTTGATCTAATGATGCACCCATTCTGGTTGAATCTTCAATATTCAAACCAAATTGATCTTGCAATGATTTATTAGCTTCTTCTAATGCATTAGTAGCAGAAGTTAATTTAGATACAATACCTGCAGTGTCTGCAATTACATTTTGTATCTTTAATAAACCAGCAATTGTAGAATTGTCATCTCCTGTTACTTCTTTTAGAAACCCAGCGCCTGCAGATGTAATACTTTGAGGTGCTTTTTTTGCAGACTGTTTAGGCTGTTGTTTCAGTTGTTGTATGATATGTAGATCGGTATTTCTCATTTATAATAAATATTATCTACGTAGATTTCGATCTGAGCTAGTTTGTTTGGTTGCTTGTTTTGCTAAACGTTGTTCGCGTTGTTCATTTTCTTGATCAATCATTTGATTGATGCGTTTAACATAGTAATTTCTTAAGAAAATGGGCATGTTATATACATCATCCCAAGATAGCCGGCCGTTAGCATACCATATGATATTAAAAATATTTTCGTGAAGCTGTACGCGGTCTTCAGATTTAAATCCAAAAAAAGTCCGATCCAAATTGAAATTGTGCAGTGAAGACGCCTCCGTAGCCGTCTTCGAATTCATAATTGTAATCAATACCTGGTGCGTTTTCTATCAAATACTTTCTAAATTCTTTAGAATCTTTTGCTAAAAATTCATATCTTATAAATTCTGCAATTGCCTCTTTGGATCTATTGCCGTTGACTTCTCGAATATATGATGCTAAAAATTCACTAATGGTATTTGATTTTTCTTGAGATACTGCATATGTAAATTTAATCGTAGCATTAGATGTTTTATATTCAAATTCTCCGTTTGAATCTGGTAATAAATTAAAAGGTTTTATTTGTAATTTTTTTAAATCAACAACTGTTTTAATATTTTCTCCAGTGTCTGTATTGGTTACTGAAACTGGGTATTCAGCACCATATGAACTAATACGAGCATTAAGTATCAATGCTTCGCGATCAACATCTGCAATTTCATTGATATCAACATCAGTTATTACCAAAGATTCTAGTAATTTTTCAAATACAACACCTTCTCGTAAATAAGAAATATTAGTTAAAATATCTTCATCATATGCAGTCATATAACGCATTTCAACCTGGCCAGATGCTAAAGGATGTTTTTCTGGATAAATGACACCGGAGCTAGGTAAATTAACAATAATGCTTGGTAATTTGCTTCGTTGTTGCTTTTCAAAACGTTGTTTAGCAATATTAACTATATCTGTATTGCCTAATCTTGTTGTATTTGTATTACTCATATATAACCTTTATTATAAATATGTAAGAACATAAAAAATGGGGGCATTTGCCCCCATAATAATATGAATTAGAAATTTAAGAATGCCCAATCGTAACGAAGAGTCATTGAAATTTCTTGAACTGCATCAGATGTCCAATCAAATGTTCCAAAATTTGATTCTGTAATGAATGCACCTTTTAAGATCCATTCTTCGATTACTTCACCTAATGGAGAAAGTTGGTGTAAACGTACTTCTTTTTTATAGAATGAAGAATATCCATCGCGACCTGTTGCTGATTCATGATGTAAACGAACCCATTCCATAACAGATTGTGCTCCTGATGGAACAATTGCATCATAAAGTGTTACTTCGATTGCGTTCCATTCAGATTTACCTTTAACATAACGTTTAACATTGATCATATCTAAAGCAACTTCGCCGTTTGTCATTGAAGGCTTTGCAGATGTTTTAATAAGATATGATGGTATGCCGTTAACTTCCATGATGAACTGATGTTGACGTTTCGGTTCCCATGAAAATGCGGTGTCAAACATTTCATTTTCAGAAGCATAGGCCAAATTATTATTTATTTGATTAATTAATGCCATTTTACGTATCCTTATTTTTTATTATAAATATCAACATAAACAAAAAAAGGTAGAACCGAAGTCCTACCTTTTAAACTTTTTATTTTAAAAATACTATTCAGGGAAGCTAGCTCCTGTTGGTTGAATATTGAAATCTAAAATAATAAACTCAGCTGTGCGTGTTGGCTGAAGGAAAATTTGACCATATAAAATATTTTGATCAATTATATCCGGTGTATTATTTGACTGATCCATTATTACTCGGAATGCATATAAACCTTGCTGTGCTCTAACTTGTTCCATGTAAGGGTTAACAATGCTTAAGAAACGATTGCGAGTTGATGCAGTGTTTTGTTCGAATAATAAAAAACGAGTTGAAGATGCAATAAATTTCTTAACCGTAATCAATAAGCGGCGCACATTTACGCGGTCTAATGCACTTGGTGTAGCTTGTAGTGTCTTTTGACCCCAAACAACTACTCCATCGTTTAAGAAGTTCGCAATAGGATTAATACGAGCTTGATACAATGAATCGCGATCTGATTGTGTTAAACGCGTATATGTATCAGATACTTGTGTTAAACCTCCACGATTCAAACCAGCCGGTGCATACCATGGTGCAGAAACTGCATCGTTAAATGCTAATACCCCAGGAATCATTACTGAAGGTGGAACCCATAATGGAACATTTTTGCTAGGATTGTTAATTCTTACCCATGGCCAATACGTTGCAGTATAGCTACTGTCAATAGATGTTACTTGATTTACAACGGTAGATACAGAATCTGTTAATGCATTTGAATCCATTACATAGAAAGTGTCTTGACGAGTTTCAGATAAATTACGAGCCAATTGAGTTACATATGGGTGTAAACTATATACAATACCTGGTGTAAGTAACATGTTCATATCATAGTAATCAGTGTTAGCTAACAATGAAAATGCTTTATTATATGCAATAGTACCTGTAGATGTTGCAGTTGAACAATCAAATCCAAATGTATTTGTTGCTGTAAGATATTGTCCTGAATATTTCTTTAAGTTAGGTTTAGCACCATCAAAGCCGCTTTGGAAGCCTACAATGAATTTACGTGTATCAAGTGATACATTTGTTGTCAGTGTGCCTGCCGTTAATGCAGTTTCCAATGAACCCGAATAAGGAGCAGATGTAGGGAAGCCTACTTGAGCAGATTGACTAACATCACCTAAATAAAAATCTGCATTGCTACCCGTAGATGCATTTGCAACTACTATAGGAGCCAAATAATTCATGTTGCTTTGAACGGTAAAATCAAAACCATGATAATTGTTTGAATTATATGCATTGTTTACAACTTGCGATGTAACATATGATGCTGCAAGTAAATTTGCTGATGATACATCTGGCATCGGCGAATACATTGCACGGAAACCAAATGGAATCAATGTTTTGTCATTTGTTTTATTTGCTACAGAATCTGTTACTTCTACACGAATATATTGTGATGCATTTGGATAATCTCCACTAACAACCAATTTGTTATTAGAATCTAATGTTTGATAACGATCTCCAATTACTCTTGCAATATAACGAGGAGAATCTGGATCTAAATTTACATTTAAGAATTGTTCTACTCGGTCTGGTGATGAATCTGTATCATTTGATGTATACGGAGAATTTGGAACACCTGGAGTCACTGTATTTACTCTGCGAACTTCTACTGTAAATGTACCGTATCCATTAGGATCGGAAACTTCTGCTGCTGTTCTTACATCACGGATACCAACTTTTGTTTCATAATTAACTGAAGTGCCATGTGATAACGTATGGAAACGGAACAAGTTCTTAACAGTGCTTCCAATTTTTTGTGATGTGATCCATGGGGTGTTTGCAGTTTGATAATCTTGACGCAAATCTAAATTAGATACAATACCTAATGTCATAGTTACTTGACTTAGATTAGCAAACGATCCCGTTGCTGCTGTGTTTTCGTATTGAACGTATACTGGATAATCTGTTGACTTCGGAGAATTTCCAAATACTTTAGTTAAATACTTGTTGCTTGAATTAACAATTGATCCTGAAATTGCAACACCTTCTGCTACTAAGAATGAACCATCAAATCCAATTGATGAATCAGCTGCAGCAACATATGAACCTGAAATTTTCAATGCAAAATTTCCAGACCCCGCATCTTGCAATACTGAATCTTCAAACAATGCAGTTGCACCATCTGTTGTTACTGCTTGAGTTGGATGTAATACATGTGTTACTCTAGATACAGAACCAGATGTTGCAATAATTGCTAATGCACCATTTGTTAACTTATATCCATCTTCATACAATAAACGTGTTACTGTAATTACATTTCCATTACGCAAATAATCTTGAACTACATAAGGAACATATGAATCATCAGTATATGATCCAAAAATTTGTTCAAATTGTCCAAAAGATGTAATTTGCGTAGGAACTAGTGCAGGACCTTTTACGGTTGGTCCTATAATTGCCGCACCAATTTGTGCAACGCCTCCAGCTAAAAACGATTGATCTACTTCGTTCGTAAATACGCCTGGAGAAACTATTCTTTCTGCCATTATAATACTCCTATGATTTTTTATTTATAAATATAGGATTATTGGGTCAAACCAGAATCTGGGGTAAATGTGCCGTCAGCAATATTGATTTGACCGTCGCCATAGCGTTCACGCATTTTTTCTATTAATTCTTGTTCTTGTTCGCGCAATGATTCAAATTGTGTATATAACCGGTCTTGCTCT